CACTAATGTTGGTGTGTTCTTAATTAATGTAAATCAGTTCACATTCAATGGCATCAAGTTCACCGACTCAACAAAAGCACTTAACTACATAACTAACAACTAACGATATGGCAGGCGTAAAAATTACCGATTTAACACCAATCACGGAAGCAGCAAGCAATGACTTGCTCTACATCGTTGACGTAAGCAACACCACTCAATCCCCTGAAGGCACATCTTCGCAGATTGAATTGGGAAACATCTTATCAAGTGGCAGCTATACTCCGACAATCAGCGGAGAAGTGAATGGCATTGTTGTAAATGTTAACGCTGCATCTTACATCCGAGTTGGAAACATTGCAACAGTCTCTGCTCAGTTAGAAATAACACTTGATACTGGAGAAACTACTGGAGCATTTGAGATTGAACTACCAGTTGCTTCTATCTTTACAAGCATTAAGCAATGTTTTGGATTAATGCAATGGTCATTTATCGGCACATTGGCAGAGATTGTTGGTTTATCTATTTCTGCAGATTTAACCAATAACACTTGCCTTGTAGATTTAACAACTGCAACAACTGCTTCTTATATGCCTTACTGCACCATCCAATTCCAGTATGAAATCGTCTAGCAACGGCATACGACTCATTCAAGAGTTCGAGGGCTTGCGACTGACTAGCTACCTTTGCTCAGCAGGAGTTCCGACCATTGGCTACGGCGCAACCTACTACCATGACGGCAGTAAGGTGAAGCTTGGGCAGACCATAACCAATGCTCAGGCGGCGCAGCTTCTTAAGGATCATCTTAAGGAGTTTGAAGGCAGCGTGATTGGGCTGCTCAACGCAACCAAGGTGAATCAAAATCAGTTTGATGCGCTTGTAAGCTTTACATACAACCTGGGCGCAGGCAACCTTGCCAAGTCTCAGCTGTTGAGGTTTGTCAAGCTCAACCCAAACGACCCAAAAATTGCAGCCGAGTTCCTCAAGTGGAACAGAGCAGGCGGAGAGGTTTCAACGGGGCTTGTAAGAAGACGCAAGAAAGAGGCGCAACTATATTTCACACCAATCGTTTGACAACTATGGCCGCAAGAAGAGTCAGCAAACCAAGGCGAATGCTTGATATAATCGTTAAGCACTGGAGGCCAACGATAGGCTCATTGGTGATTCTCTGCTCTGTATTCGCGCTTATCTTTAAGCAAATAACAACAGAGACACTTGCAGCCATCGTTGCAGCTATGGTGGCCGCAGGATATATACCTAAAGCAAATGACAATGGATGAAGGAAGAGACTCAACGTATACTACAATCGATGAAGGTTGCGTGGTGGGTCTTGGCTGCAAAGTCCATACGCATCACCACACAATTCACATCGAGCCGCAGATAGTCTACCAATCGATGGAGAAATTCACTATCTTTGGGCGCAACTATTGCACTAATCAATGGGGGCAAACTTACGAGCTGCCTGCTGATGAGCCAATGCCAGAGCCACAAATGATGCAACAAACCTACGCAAGCGACACCATCAAGCCGAGTACTTCTGCATTCTTACTTGCTCCAAAGCCAGAAGCGAAGATAATCATCAAGCCTCGCACCGAGTACTCCGAATACAAGCCTACAATGGACGGCCCAATCATGGGCGTGCTCTTGACATTTACAATCTACCTCACAGCGCAATGGGCATGGAGCTCGATGTCCGCTTGGAATAATCTTTACAGCGAACTCTCTGCATGTCTTCGCTCTTCATCTTAGAGAATTCCATTGACCTCTTCTATGTGGTGACTGATGAGCATGGGCTTATTGTCTCAAGCAATGAGCTGTTCAAGAACTATGTTAGCCACATCAAGCCAAGTAAAATAAGTGACATCATAAGCATCGAGGGTGACCAAGAAGATTTCATCAAGGCCGTTCAATTGGCTCGGTTGCATTCGCCAGATCCATCGCGTGTCTATGCTCGCACTCGCCAAAAGAATACCATCGACAGATACAACATTTGGAACTGCTTTGCCATTGGAGAGACCTTGCACTTTGTCGGGATCCAGTTAGTTGATGTCACCTCTATCAGCTCGCACAATCATGAGCGGCAGAAGTTGCTTCTTGAGGAGTTCAGATTTATGCTGAGCCATGAGATTCGGCAACCACTGACCAACATCTCAGGGCTTGTGCAGTTGATGCTTAACCATCCGATGTCAAACGATAACGAGAAGCGTGACCTCCTTAAGATGATTCATACATCGGTCAACAAGCTTGATGATGCAATCAAGATACTCATCAAGAAAGCAGCTCGAGAGTTATGACGGATCAGCAAGCGGACGAGAGACTGGTTAAGGTTGCCGCTTGGTATGTGATGGAGCGCGGCATGCCGGTATGCGTTGCATTGCAGATACTTCAAGCGGAGCTCAAGGATAAAAGATTATTTTGGGAGTCATCGCAGGAACTTATAAAACTCATTCAACATGGCATCTATCAAATCTGAGACACTATTCTTAGGCGCAATCATTGTGCTCTTGTTCTTGCTGCTTAAAACTTGCGGCGAAAACATCGCTGATGATTATCGCCTTAAGCACACGATGTATGAGGACAGTGTAGTTATCGCCTCACAGCGCAAAGTAATCGCACAGAGCGGCTCGGATGCAGCAAAGCAAGCACAACAGATTGCAGAGCTCGAAGTTAAAGTAAAGAACGCAAGCGAGGTGGTGCGCATCGAGACCAGGACAATTATCAAAACGCAGATTAAGCTAGGCGACACAGTGATGATTGACAAGCAGCCCTACATCCAACTTCCAAAGCCATTCCTTAAGACCACCGAATGGTACACAATCGGCGGCATGATTAACCGCCTCGGGTGGTTGCAGATTGATTCACTCGTGATCCCTGCCAAGTTTACCTATGCTGTTGGTGACACCATGCGCACTGGGATAATCAACCGACTGCTAAAAAAGAAAGACACAGTTGTCCGCTTAAGAGTCGACAATCCCAATGTGGCCATCACTGGAATGGATAACATCTACATCAAGCAGGATAAAAAGTGGCATCAGACAACCGCATTCAAGGTGGGGGTTGGGGCAATCATAGGCTTCGGATTGGGAGTGAGTAGAAAATAATTGCGCTGATTATGTGCGACTTAGAATAATTGCGTGTAAATAGTTTTGATTGTGTGCGGTGGTATCAAATTAAGATATACATTTGCCTATCAATCATTCACTAATTCACTCATAAATCTATGAACACATTTTTTAAATCACACGATTCAACGCAGTACTTTAACTACGATCATCTATCTGGCATCATGCTAACAATTGTGCAAGACGGTTGCCACCAAGGGCTCTTTCAGAGATGCGACAAGAACTCACTTATACTTGTTCGCCAATACTCTAAAGAGATGACTCAAGGCCTTGATGAATCGGTTCGCACTTATCATCCATCGGATGTCAACGAGTTCTTCAGAATGTATCAGAAGACACTGCACAATACACAAGTATCATTCAAACAATTAATAAATCAATTCTAATTTTTACACTATGGGCTTAAAAGCACCTTCAGGGAATAACACCTCCCGTCAGATTGCTCCGGAAGGAGCATTCGTGGCAAGATGTTACCAAATCGTTGACCTTGGAACAACGATGCAAACAGGACAATTTCCAGGCAAAAAACGCAAAGTGCAATTCATATTTGAACTGCCGACTGAAACACACGCATTCGAGGAAGGCGGCGAAGAGAAGCCGTTCTATGCTCGCAGCATTTACAACCTTTCGATGAACGAGAAGGCGGTGCTCCGCAGAGATATCGAGTCTTGGGCAGGCAAGAAGATGACCAATGGCGTTGCTGAAGACTTCGACATCTTCACGCTGATTGGAAGACCTTGCATGGTGAACTTGACTCACGTAGTTAAAGGAGATATCACCTATGCCAACATCATTGGAATCTCTCCAGTGCCAAAAGGATTGGTTTGCCCTCCTGCATTCAACACGCCGCTTTGCTACAACACCGAGGAGCATGATGATGCAACCTTTGCTCAGCTGCCCGAGTTCATCCAAGATAAAATTAAGATGAGTGATGAGTGGATTGCAAGAGTTTCAAAGCCATTGACTCGAGTTGTAGTTGGTAGTGTTTTAAGTACTCCTGCTCCAGTTGAATCAGATAATTGGGAAGACGGCTTCCCTTTTTAAAATAACAAAGGGCGGTGTTAGGCCGCCCTTCATTAAAAACAATACACTATGAACGCAGCTAATATAGAAAACATATCCGAGTTCTACAAGGCTCTTAACTCCACAGAGGTGCTTCGTGCTCAGAGCATGATTGAAGGTGCTCCACAGATCATCGAAGACAAGCTCAGCTATGACATGAGCGCAGAGTCCATCAAAGCAGCTAACGATGCAATAAAGCACATCGAGACAAATCGCAAGATGATAACTCTTCCACTGGACACCTACAAGAAGTCAGTCATGGATGTCGAGCGAGATGCTACTGCTCCGCTTAAGGCTTACATCGAGCAGCGAAAGCAGATGATGATTGAATACTCCAACGAGCTCGCAGTTAAGAAGGCTGTTGCAGATGCAAAGATTGCACAGGATGCAGCCGATGCGCTGATGTCGGCAAGTAGCAGTGACGTGAGCGATATCTTCGCAACCTTCACCGATGCAACTACAACTACAACACTTGAGCTCGACCACACCAAGAACATTCGCATCAGCAAAAAGGCGGAGATAGTTGGCGAGGTAGATTGGG